TAGCCCGACCAGCCGTCGACAGCGATGGCATACCCAACGATGTAGCCGTCCTTCGTAGGCCAACCCGGACCGTTTTGTTTTAGGTTCGGGTCTTTTGTTTCCACGTCGATGGCAATCTTCGATGCCGACGTGATGTCAGGTAATTCGAGCGGGGGCACCCACTCACTTTTGGGTGTGAACATCGCCATCTGTAATCCTGCCAAAATCTGGTTCCTCTTCGTTAAGGGCAAATTCGCCGCCCAGTCCTGTATAGCCTGCCTTGTCGATCCACGAGTCGACGTGGTCGATGCTTTCCATAAGCCTGCTTGTTTTGACCCAATCCATCATCAAGGCGACGTGGGCCGGGGTTATTCTGCCGTGTTTTTTGATTGCGGTCTTGGCAATAACGTCCCAGCCGATAGCAATGCGCCGATGGTTTACAAGAGCATCGCCGTAGTCTTGGTCCCGTGGGCCGTTAATCAAGTCACGCGCTTGGTTGAGGATGTGATCCCGCTTCATTAGTTTTTCACCTCGTTTCGGTTCATAGCTGTTAGCTCCTCTTTGCGTTTTTCTCGGATGTTTTTTGTGTAACGGTGCCTAGAAAATCGGCCAACCAGTTGAAACCCCATCTCTTCCATCTCTGCACGGGTGTATGTTTTAGGGCCTCTCTTGCGCCCCATCATTACTCCTTGCGCATTTACGAAAGTAGGCTCGGGAGTAGTTTTCCCGGCGTAGGTCCAGCCACATGCTCTGTATATGGCCCCTGTGTGATTCTGCCATTCGTCGGCATACGTCAAAAGCATGTCGTATTTTCCGTCTTTCTGGACAGCCTTCGTAGATTTTGCCAAAAGAAAACTTGTGCTATTTCGAGGAGCCTCCGGAACGCACACAAGTCGAGAAAGCGATAAAACTCGTCTCCAGTCCCCCGAGTAATTTGCCATGGCCGCCGCTTTTGTCGGAGGTATCCACCATGCCCCGCCCATCAAAATTCCATCTAAAAAAAGACCGTGTCGATACGTTGCGGTGTTCGCGCCGCCGCGGGAATAATGGTGGCGCTCAACCAAATTCCGCAAATCGCATAATGGAATAGTTTCAACATATGCGCGCGACTTGTCCAAATTAGGTCCGGGGTGCTTCATAAGTCATAACTCCGTGCTGTGTCTTCGGCGTCTACGATATAGAGGTTCTGCTTGGTCCGGGTCACGCCGACGTAAAAGACCCGGTGCATATCATCTGGGTTGATCCTCATTTCTTCGTCGGCTGCTGGACTAAGGTCCGTGAATAGCACGACATTATCTGCTTCACCACCTTTTGATCCGTGGATCGTGGACGCTGTGATGCGGGGTATGCCATTGAACTTCTCACCGCGGCGTAACAGAGCCGTGATGTATGCCCGGTCCGTCTCGGGCAGCTTGTCCATTGCTTCTGACCAGATCATGTTGCTGGTGGCCAGCAAGCCATGGTTAACGGACAGGTCTTGCATGTTAACCAAGTCGGTATCTTCTATGCTCGGCAGCTTCTTGAAGCCCCGTGTTACGCGGGTTCCGATGGACATGAAGCCGTAAATCTTGCGGGCAACTTCGCCCGAGATTTCCTTTCCTTTCCGCAATTGCTCCCAGCCATTTACAGCGTCAGAAACTTTTTCGCTGATGGACCGGTGGCCGCGGTAAGTGAACAGGTAACCATTTGATTTTAAATCACTTGCCACGGGCTGTAGCTGGTATCCGGCTTGGGACAAAATGAGCCACGAGCCTTGTGTCATGTCGAGCGCGTTGATAGTGTTAATTCGCGTCACATTGCCGAGTTCGTCACGAGGTTCATATCGCTTCGGAAATCTTCTGGCGATGCGACGCACGACATTTTCAGCCACTTCATGCACACGCCGGGGGATACGGTAGGATTGCGACAGCGTCTCTGATCCACCGGGCAGGTTGATGAACCGGTCGACGTTAGCGCCAGCCCACCGATAGATTGCCTGATCGTCATCGCCCGCTGCGTACATGCGCTTGGAGTTAGCGTCCAAGATGTCGGCGATGTCCCATTGCAGATTGCTCAAGTCCTGCGCTTCGTCGAGGAAGCACAGATCAAACTCTGGGCAATACTTGTCGGACTGCCGCACAAACTCTTCCAGCATGTCGGTAAAGTCGTAAACGCCCATCTTCTTTTTGTATTCGCGCAGGCATTTGTCGACGTAATTGACCGTGTTCCAGTCAGCTTCGATGTGGCTCATGTTGTATTGGTCGCGCAGAGAAACCTTCCGCAGCCGGGCTAGGTTAATCAGCCCCAGAACAGGATCGTTGGCCGCGGTCATTGATGGGACGTCTTCGAACTGGTCGTGTTTTGCGCCAACTAGACTGACGCCGATTGCGTTCCCCAGCTCTTTGTAGTTCTGCGGCTGCATCACCTGCTCGGGCCTAATATCTGTGAAAGTTAGCGCCAGCGAGTGCAGGGTGCGGAAATAGATGAGGTCTTTCTTGGGGTCCAAGTTAAAACGCGACGCAGCACGTTCCTTGGCTTCGTTGGCGGCCTTTCGGGTAAACGCTAAGAAGGCTATGCGGTGTGGGTGAATGCCGCTTTCTAGGGCGTCATCCACCATGTTCAGCAAGGTGGTGGTCTTCCCAGTGCCGGGAGGCCCGAATATCCTAAACATTCTCTGCCTCTATCTGTCTGACTATCTGGCGAATGCGCTCACGGGTTAACCCGTAGATTACCCCGATGGCGGTAAAGGTCATGCGCTTGCGCTTCCAAAGGTCGTAAATCTCTTTGTTGCGCTTGATGTACTTCTGCTTTGTCAAAACGGTGCCCCCTGCGTAGAACCAAACTCTGGCGGATTGATGTCGATGTCTGCGCTATCAAACGACGGTATCTGCCAGACACGAACGGCACGGCCCTTGATCTTCAGGACAACGCTTTCGCCATTGATGTCGCGTAACCGCTGGGCAATTTTGTGCGACTTGTATTCAAAGAACTTGTTCTTGCGTAGGAACGCTTCGAAATCTTTCAGGCGGAAATAGGTGATGCCTTGTTCTTCGTCGGTCCATGGGCGACGGAGCAGGATTTCTTCTTTGTCCTGCGCCTGCTGTAGATGGCGGCAGAACTCTTCGAGGTAATCGTAGAACTGGCCGCTGATGCTGGCGTCTTGTGCCACTTCGATGATTGCGCTTTCGTTGTCGCGCATCTCAGTCAGCAAGGTGCTGATGCGGCCTTCCCACTGCTGCTTGGCCACGGAGCGTGGCATGAAGTTGAGCTGTTCCATGCAGGCTCGCTGGAACGTCATCTGGTTCATCAAGGCTTCGGTATCCAGCTCCAGAGGCTCGCCGTTGACGTCCATGAACCACACAGGAGGGGTAGAGTTGTACTTCCGCAGGTTCGCGATTGTGGCCCCGGATACAGCGGCTCCTACGCCGTGTTTGCGGGTTCGGCACAGCTCTTTATTGCAGTATGCGTTGATCGGAGCGTCGTTGCACTTGTAGGCGTAGTCTTTGCGCTGCACCTGCTTGGCGACTATGTTGACCTCCGGCAATGGCAATGGCGGAGATAGGTACTCCATGTTGTAGCGTAATATCTCGGATTCCCAACTGTCAGGATATGCTTTGCGTAGGTATACCCCGATGTTGAATAGACCATTGTTTCTGCCCCCTTCGCTGATACCGACTTTACAAAGTATCTGTAAGCAAGGCGGTCCATCTTGAAGCAGTTCGGTCTCACCGTTGCCTACGACTTGCAGCTTAACGACTTCTTCGGGCGTTTGAACATGTTTATCGTATAGCCCGTAAAACTCTTCTAGCGTAGCGGATGTGCCATCGTCGAGGAATGCGTAACGCAGTCCGTTTTCGTGATCGTAATACGGCAGATTGAGAAAGTTACCTACGTCTCCGCGATCCAAATGTAACTTAATCTGCTTTGGGAATATCTCACTCTCGCCATAGCCGAGGGCCGCGGACATATGTTGCAGCGCCTTCTGTATGTCTTTTGCTTCGACCCACTCGGACGAAAACAGGAAACAGTGCGCCCCGCCCGACTTGGAGCGGCATACCACTAAAGGCAATTTCAAGCGCCGGATTTTTTCAACCAAAAGCTTGTGGTCCAGCGGGTACTGATCGACGTCGATGCAGCCCCATTTGCACATATTGTCTTCGTTGATAGGGATAATGCCCAGCCCAGCGCCTTTGCCGGACAGGTGGTTTTCCCAAAGCTTCTCGGGCCGTGGTTGTCGGATGACGCCAGCCTTACCTTTGGTTTTGCCGCCGGTCCCTGTTTTTTCTATTTTGAAGTAGCCATAAGCTTCCTTCAGGCCATCAAAAATGGCCGCAAACTTTTCTGCTGACATTGTTGCCCCCTACGGAAAAAATACGGCGGAGCCGAAGCCCCGCCGCAACGATGACTTAAAACGGTGCGTCGCCGCCTGTTTCATCTTCCGTATGTTTAACAACAACATCGCCCGCAGTGATGCTGTCAGCGAACGCTTTGGCTCGACCGTACAAACCTGCATCAGTGATTGGGCCGTCTACCGACATTTCCCAGCCATGCCACGAGCCTTTTGAGTTTTCCTCTTGGATCGTTTTCAGGTGGTAGATGTGCGAGAAACGCGGTGGGGTGAAGGGACCGTTCTTGCCCTGCATCTGGCGCGAAGCCATCATGCTGTTCCACTTACGCGACTTTTTGAGCTGCGTAGATTTCATGGCAATCAGAGCGGTCTCAGCGCCACCGTCTTCGTTCAAAAGAACGACGAAGTGCTGATGGGTCTCTTCGATGTACTCGCCATTGCCGCTAACAACGTAGTCTTTGTTGTCGTCTGCGGAACGTTGAGTTTCGGGACGGTTGTCACCGGGCTCGTAAATTGCCACGGGCGCACCGGTTCCGCTGCCACGCGGAGCCCACTGGATGAAGCGACGCTGGTAAGCACAGGGGATCACGCGGATACCGTCCTTACCTTTGTAGATTGCACCAGTAACGGTGTTGTAAATATCGCCCTTACGAGCCTTTTCGTTCTCGTCCAACACAGGGTCATTGCCTGACAGAACTTTAAGGAAGGGAAGCGCGAGGTCTTCCTGTCCCATGTTCTCCATGCCACGGCCTGCATCGGCTTCAAACATTGATGGATCGAACTCCATGATTGCGGAGTTCTGCTTCGTTGCGACTGCTTTGCTAGTCATGATTATTTACCTCTCTTGATAACTGCACGTTGGCCAACCCATGCTCCGAAAAGCTCCATAGGAAACGCATCCCCTTCTTCCACGCGTTCTTTCA